AATCGTAACTTGTACTATTCTGCTAAGACGCAACAACAAATGTTCGAGGACAAATCTCGTCTTGGCGATAAGTTTGGTGCATAATTAAAGGAACTTAGACATGGCAATGACCACATCTAACACTACGTTCCTGCAACGTGCTCAGGTCTACTCATCAGAATTAAAAGAGATTCTGCGTGATGAGATGATGGCACAAAGATATGTTCGTATGCTTGACGGTTTTCCTGACGGAAACACTTTCAACATTCCTTCTATCGGGCAGGCACAAGTGGACAACTACTCTGAGGACAGTGCTGTTACCTACCGTCCACTAGACACAGGTAACTTTACATTCTCAGTTGATAAGTATCTCTCATCAGCTACTTATATGACCAAGAAAGCAGAGCAAGACACATTCTATTCTTCAGAATTAATGTCACGCTTTGTACCTGAACAAGAACGTGCAATCATGGAACATTTCGAGACAACAACTCTCGCTGCTCCTGAAGCTGGCGTATCAGCTAATTCAAATGAGACAATCAATAGCATTTCTATGCGTGTTGGTTCTTCACAAACAGGTGAAGTCATGGGTCTCAAAGAGTTTGCTTATGCACGTTACGCTCTGAAAAAACAGAACGTTCCAGATAGCAACTTGGTAGCCATTGTTGATCCATCTGTTGAGTACACACTTAACACATTGAGCAACTTAGTAAACGTGTCAAACAACCCACGTTTCGAAGGACTAGTTCGTGACGGTATAGCAACTGGTATGCGTTTTATTGCAAACGTATATGGGTTTGACGTATACTGCTCAAACTTCCTACCAACAGCAACCGACAACGCACTTCCAGATTTAGCTGCTGCTAACACAGATTTCTCATCAACAAATGGTGTTGTAAACTTGTTCTTCTCAGCAGATCAATCTGTAAATCCATTCGTGGGTGCGTTTAGACAGCAACCTCAGGTTGACTACGACTACAACAAAGATCACCAACGTCACGAGTTTGTAACAACTGCTCGTTACGGTGTCAAGTTGTACCGTCCTGAAAACATGGTTCGTGTTGTCACGAAACCAACAGTAGCGTAAGGAGGTAGATTAATGAGTTATGTAAACGCAGACGGTCTAGAAGTTCTTACCGCAGGTGAACAGGGAACTCCAGCAAAGCGTGGAACTTCTCTTTCAAGTCAGAAGAAATCATTGGTGATGAATATCACAGGAACAGAAGTTCCTTCATCTGTGGCAACCCCACAAGATCACGATGCTTTCATTCCAGCAGGTTCGTACATCACTGGTGCTCACCTTATTGTCTCAACAGCTTTCACCTCAGGTGGTTCAGCTACATTGACAGTAGGTACTTACACTCAGGCTGGTGCTGCAGTTGATGCCGATGGTATTGACGCAGCGATTGCTTTAGCTGCTATTGGTGCAGACAAAGCAGTAGCTTGTGATGGTGCAGCAGTAGGCGGTACAGCAACTGTTGGTGGCGCAGATGTATACATCGAAGCTATCTATGGCACAGCAGCATTTACTGCTGGTGAAGCCAAGTTGGTTATCGAGTATATCGAAGCCTAAAACAATGGGGTGTTCCTTAGGGAGCACCCTTCACCCACTTAATACTGGATAGTATCTAATGAAAAGCACTCTTCTACAAGTAGTACAATCTATTTTATCTGACATGGATTCAGAAAATGTAAACAGTATTTCTGACACAACTGAAGCTTTACAGATTGCATCAGTAGTAGAAGATACTTACTTCAATATAATTGCAGCAAGAAGTATCCCAGAACACAACAAGTTAATACCTTTAGTTTCTTTGAGTAGTAGCGCAAGACCTACACACTTCACATATCCTGCAAGAACAAAAGAATTAATAAGACTAGATTACAATATAGGAACAGCATCTAGTCAAGACTATAGAGAAATAGTTTACGTAGAGCCTCTTGTCTTTCTAGGGAGAATGAGTGAGACAGATTTAAAAGTAACTACTGTTGATCAATCTATGGAACTATTTGTAGCAAACGATAGAGACCCATCTTACTACACATCTTTTAATGACAACCACATTATAATGGATTCATATGATGCTTCAGTAGAGTCGTTACTAGCAGCAAATAAGACTAGAGCCTACTGTTCTATTTACCCAACCTTTAGTCAAACAGATAGCTTTGCTATAGACTTAGATCAAACACTAATGCCTTTACTTCTTGCTGAATCTAAATCAACTTGCATGAGTTTGTTTAAGGGTGGCTCTGATCCCAAGGTTGAACAAGCTGCACGTAGATTAAAGTCTTACGTACAAAACGATCAATACAAAAGTAAAGTATCTACAAGAAACCAATACGGAAGAACCTAATGATAGACATAGAGACTGATACAGTAAACCAACACTGTGTTATAAAGTCTGACAAAATGGTGTCAGAGATTTACGTAAGTAAAGAAGAAAGTGGATACAGTTTTTTTAGAGTAAAGTTTGAAAAAGGTTCAGTACCAAGCGAACTATCTGGTAGATACTCTAGCCTACAAAAAGGTAAGGAAGCTGTAGAACATTACCTAAGAAACAAAGTAAAGACAAAAACTGTTCAGCGTAACGAGTACGCAGACCAACGTGAGAAAGAACGTAATGGCTCAAAGCATAAGTCAGAAAGCAGTAAATAATTTTGTAAAAGGTCTGATAACAGAAGCTTCTGAACTTACGTTTCCTGAGGGTGCTTCTGTTGATGAGTCCAATTGTGATTTACGCAGGGATGGTACTAGACGTAGAAGACTAAACGTAGAGTACGAAAGCTCACACGCTTTGTCTTCATTTACTCTTAGCAATTCAGAGGTTGTTGCTACAGGAGAGTGGACAAACGCAGGTGGTGATGCAAATAGACACTTACTTGTTCTACAAAAAGGATCTACCCTTTACTTTTACAACAAAGCTAGTGCTCCTTACTCAAATCAACTAGTTACTTCCCACTCTATAAGTTCTCGCGCTGCTGGAACTAATGCAATAACTACTACACCTTGTCAATTTACTAATATAAAAGGTATGTTAGTAGTAACTTCTGCTGCTATGAATACAATAAGGTTAAAGATTTCTGGCAATAGTGTGTCATCAATAGCTTTAACTTTTGAAGTAAGAGACTTTGAGTGGCAAGGTTACGCTGCAGCAGGGGATGAATACTTTGTTGAAAAAAGTATAGTTGGTAGTTTACCATCTAGTATTGCTAATGGTCCTAGACTGTATGATGCTTACAACTCAGGTTGGGGTTCGATAAATAACGGTGCTGCAACAGTATTAACTGGCAATGATGCTTTTGTAACTCACATTGTTCAAAGCGGTAATATTCTACAACCACCTTTAACACATCCTTGGTTTTCAGGTAAAGACTCTAGTAATGTACAAAACAGAACAGAGTTTATTAAAGTAGACGCTGGTAAATCGTTAACTGCAAATGGTAGGTTTGTCCTAAACTTTTTCAATAAACAAAGAACAACAGTTTACAACACAGAGCCTAGAAAACTTTACACACTGCAAGGAGTAAATGATGAAACAGAATCATCTAGGTTTCAAACTTGTGAAACATTCTCAGGTAGAGTTTTTTACGCTGGATTAAACAGTTCTAAAAATGCAGGTACTATCCTATTTTCTAGAATTGTAGATGATGAAAATGATTTAGGTGAGTGCCATCAACGTAATGACCCTACGTCAGAAAACTTATCTGACTTACTAGACAATGACGGTGGTGTCATAGAGATACCAGACGCTTACAACATTCAAAAACTTTACGGCTTTCAAGGTGCTCTATTTGTTTTTGCTGAAAATGGTATATGGCAAATACAAGGTGTTGATGGTGTTTTTAGAGCTACAGAGTACTCAGTAAATCAAGTAAGTAAAGTAGGTATTCTTCACCAAGGTACTTTTGTTCAAGCAGACGGTGTTCCTTTCTGGTGGTCAAAGTACGGCATACATACACTACAAGCTGACGCTGTAACAGGCTCTAGTTCTCAACAAAACATAACAATACCTACTATACAAAAATTTTGGAACGAGATAACTGATGCTCAAAAAGCTAAAGTTATAGCTTGCTACGACAATGTAAATAAAAGATTGTATTGGGGTTATCCTAACGCAAGTGAAGGGGTAGCGTCTAAGATAAATAACTTCTTAATACTAGACATACCTTTACAAGCTTTCTTTCCTTGGAAAATATCTGATGAAGCTTCTAGCAGTGACGCTATAGTAGGTCTAGCTTATTACGATACATACGCACAAGCAGAAGGTGATCCATCTATTGTACTAATCTGCAGGGATGGAGCTACAAATAAAATTACTATGGGCCACTTTAGTGGTGTGACCTTTTTAGATTGGGGTAGTGCTAACTACACATCATTTGCTGAAACAGGATACGATTTTATAGGGGATGCAGTTCTAAAAAAGAACGCACCCTTTATTGTTACTTACGCTAGAGTTACAGAAACAGGATTTACTGGTAGTGAGAGTGCAGGTTATCAACCTGTAAGACCCTCTGGTTTAACTGTTGCAGCCTCTTGGGATTTTGGTGAAGACTTTCAAACAGCACAAGAAGTTTACAGATTGAAGTATCCTTTGTTTCCTAACAGTGGTAACTTAAATGACTTCAACTATCCTGATGATGTCATAACATCAAGGATAAAGATACGTGGACATGGACGATCCATGAGAATTAAATACGAAAGTGTACAGGGTAAAGACTTTATACTCCTAGGTTGGGGTATGCTACAAGGAAGGAACCCTCGTTTTTGACAAGAATAAGAGAGGCAAGTGAAGAGGATATATTTGATATCCTTATACTTGCTAAAGAATTTTCAAAAGAATCACCTATAACTCACAAATGGAATAAAGAAAAAACAGAACATTTTTTACTTTCTGCTTTAACTAATACTAATACAATTATATTTGTTTTAGAAGAAGATAATGAAATAGTAGGAGCCTTGGTAGGTCTTATAAATGAACTATATATGTCACAAACCTTAGTAGCAACTGAGTTGGCTTGGTTTGTTTCCAAAGCCTACAGAGGTAAGAAAGGTTCTTTAATGTTAATGACTACATTTGAGAATTGGGCTAAAGAAAATGGTGCTAATTACACTTGCATGGGTGACCTACATGGTATAACAACTCTAGAAAAACTCTATACCAAAAAGGGTTATTTTAAGTGTGAAACAACTTACTTGAAGGAAGTTTAAAAATGGTTGCAATTTCAACAGTAGCAGCAGTAGTTGCTATAGGCGGTACAGCTTATAGTGTTAGTCAACAAAGAAAATCTTCTAAAGCACAAAGAGAAGTTTCTAGAAGACAACAAAGACAACAAGCTCTTAAAGCTGCTAGATCAAGAAGAATGGCATTTAGAGAACTACAAATAAAAAGAGCACAAGCACAAGCATCTCAAGCTGCCTTAGGTCTAAGTGGAAGCTCTGGTGCTGCAGGTGGTCTAGCTAGTTTAACTTCTCAATACGGCTCTAAATTAGGTTACGGTTCTGCTATGACAAATCTATCTCAAGAAATATCTTCTTTTAGTTCTATAGCTCAAACTGCTCAAGCTAATGCTCAAACAGGAGCAGCAGTTTCAGGGTTAGGTTTGGCTGTTGCTCAAAATCCAAAACCTTTTCAAGACACTTTCGATAAGGTAAGAGGTGCGTAAGTAATGGTAACATTCTTAGATCAAGCATCTAGTGTAATTACTTTCTTAGGGGATGACAAAAAACCTGCAGTCAAAGAAGAGCAGGATGCACGATCACCTTCTGTAGAGCGAAGAGAGTTAGCTGTCATTGGTGCTACAGGTAAAACTATAGAAGCATCAGACAACATCCCTGCTGAGATAGCTAACAAAGTAAACCAGACTTTATCTACTACAGTCAACAACTACACTCAGGAAGCTACTGATGTAGACATGGCAGTAGAAGAGTTACAGGATCAGGCTGATAAAGGTGCTGATCTAATGAGTATAACTGATTACTTTGACAATAGCTTTCATGCTATGGACAATCCCTATTTTACAAGAGCAGAAAACCTAGCGTCTATAAAGTATCAGATGGTAGTAGAAAAAATAACTGATGCTATACAGGTCAGGACTGCTGACACAACTGCAGGTTCAGTAATCAACTGGTTAGACAGGTATCTACTAAGGCAACTACCTATAGGTGCTTTTGAAGATTTTACAAGAAAAAGAAAAACTGTATCCGAAGAATTTGCTAGAGCTATCTCAGGTGATATGCCAATCAAAGACTTTGAAACATTCCTAGATTCAAGAGTAGACGAGTATCTAGAACAAGGTTTCTTCTTTGGTGAAAACCCTGAGGCTCTAAAAGACTTACTAGCTACAATAGAAAAGTTTGGAACTGATGACGGTCTAGATGATGCTCTTATAGGTGCTGTAGACTTACTGCCTTTTGTTGGTATAGGTGCTAACATAGCAGGTAAGACAGCTAAGGGTGTTAGACAAATTAATCAGGCAAGAAGAATATCTAGAACTCTAAACAGAATATCTAGGTCACCAACGCCAGCCACTAGAGCAGGTGCTATCAATGGACCTGAAGCAGCTACTGAGGTAGCAGAGAATATAGCTAGAGTTTCAGATGAGCCAGAGAACCTAGCAAACATGGGGCCAAGCCTGACTGATGCAGTAGGTGATAACGCTCCTGTAAGACCTTTGGGTGCAGCAGCTTCCTTCAACCACACTGCTCAACAACTTACAGACGAAACTTTTGCTTACCTAAGAAGAGCAGTGGGTGACATCTATGACGATGATCTTGTTACTAACTATCTAGCTACTCGTGTAGCAAGTTTGTCTGAAAGCTTAAACAGGGGTGTCATAGACATTAAGCTAGACACTGACACAGAGAAACTAACAGTACTACTAGGGCATCCTAGGACTGGTAGAGCTATGACTAGGGATGCAGCAGAAAGACACGCAGAGGACTTCCCTGAGGCTACAGTAGTTGCTATTAGTGAAGACGCAGGAGCTTACGCTATACAGGTAGATGAAGTTATCAAGATGGATGACTTTATAAAGACTGACAAGTACGCAGAGTTACAGCACGTAGAAGGTGTAACAAGTAAAATATTTAGAAAGATATTTCAGAGACTACCTACCTCAGGTTCTCACTTGATAGATAATGCTGATGCTACAAACCTAGCATATCGCTCTGAGAGTGCTGCTGTAAGACTTAATCAACTAAACGCACCGATGATTAAGAAAATAAATAGTTTGTCTGCCAGAGAACTAGACGATGTAGGTGATATACTTACTAGGTTACAGTCTAGGGATGAGGCTTCACACAGAAACTGGTACACTGAGGATGAATTTACAGACAGGTGGAAAGCAGACCACCAAGGTAGAGCACCTTCACAAAAGGTTTTAGATGGGTACAAAGCTTTAGTAGACCT